ATATCGCTCACTTGCGGTACAAGAATACGGATTCTTCCAGCGATACACCACCGAAGTAATCGCAGGGCAGAAGCCTCGCGTCTACAAAGGTCAAGCTTGGTATTTGAAGAAAGGTATGGCGATGCTCGCTGTGCCTGGAACCTCTAAACATAACCTCGGTATTGCTATTGATATTGCTAATGCGAACGGCGCACGTTTGGAATGGTTGAAGAAGAACGCTGTGTCGTTCGGTTTCTCTTGGGAAGTAGTCCCATCAGAACCGTGGCATTTGCGTTATGTTGCCGGTGACAAGAAACCTCAACGGGTACTTGACTGGCTTGCGAGCAAAGCAGTCTGATGTGGATTCTGGGATCGCTCTCGTTCTTGCTGCTGCTGTTACTGGTGCTTTTGGTCTGCTAACCGTAATAATCCAACGTTTCAAAGCAGAGAACCGTAAAGACCATGACACCGTTATGGCTATGTTGCGTCTGATGCGTAGGGCGCAAGACCGCACAGAGGACAAGGTGGACAAGGTTTCTGAACGGTTGACGGATCACATCGCCAAGCACTAGGGTAAAGCACCCGAAGAAAGGTGCTTGCAAATGGCAAAAGGATTAACTACCGTTGAGTTAACTTTGGTGCGTGACTGTCTCTTGAAATCAAATCCTGGGAGGGATCAAGCTGACGCACTATGGGAAGTTATCGAGAAGATAAACAAACTCATAGAGGGAGCAAGAGTTGAGCAAGCCCGTAAAGCAAAGTCTGCTAAGTGAAATACGATCTGAAAAAGTTGTGCCGTCAGGCCGTGTCCCAAGAATCCAGCGTGTACTTGAAGGAATGGACGAAGCAGATCGCAAAGAACTTGTCGAAGCGTTAGACGATTACACGATCCCTGCGCCGACAATCAGCAGGGTATTAGAGAGACGCGGAATAGACTTAGATTCATCTTCAATCAACAAGTATCGACGAGGGGAATTCGCTCATGTCACTAAAGGATGAACTCGGAAAACAATCCGAAGTGGACACAGACATTGTGCGTATCCGAAAGCAACGTGATTCGTTTGCTAATCAGAACGCTCGACTACAAACCAAGATAGATGAACTTGAACGGGTGCTGTCTGTTGTTGATGAGGTTGACGGGCTAAGTGTCCAACCCCCAACATGGTTGGCTCCGGCTAAACCGAAACGATCAGCAGCAACCCTTGTCGTCATGTTGAGTGACACCCACTTTGATGAGGTAGTAAACCCTGAAGAAATGGAAGGGTTGAACGCATACAACCGTCAGATCGCTGTGATGCGATTGGAGAAATGGTCACAGAACGTAATCAAACTTGCGCGACATTATCTCGCAGGCGTGGACTATGACGGTGTAGTACTGATCTTGGGTGGTGACATCTTTAGCGGTGACATCCACGAAGAACTACACGACACCAACGCAGACACCATGCTCGGATCACTACTGTTCTGGGCTGAACAAGTATCAGCAGCCGTAGATCTTCTCGCCACAGAGTTCGGCAAAATCCATGTTGCTTCTGTCGTAGGTAATCACGGTCGTATGACTCGTAAGCCACGAATGAAACAGCGTGTCAAAACAAACTTTGACTGGTTGCTTGCCAAGATGGTTGAGCGACACTTTGAAAAAGATAAGCGTGTCACGTTCACTATCCCTGAGTCAGCTGACTGTCTGATACAGATTTATGGTCACGGACATTTGCTCACTCACGGCGACCAGGTTTCAGGTGGTGGTGGTATCGGCGGTATCTATCCACCGATCATGCGGATGCGAGCAAAGAAACACGCCCGCTACATGGCCACCAACAAATCATTCCAAACCCTTTGGCTAGGTCACTGGCATCAGTACATCAGTACGCCGTCAATGGTGGTGAACGGCAGCATGAAAGGCTTTGACGAATACGCCCTACTCATGGGGTTCGGGCATGAGCAACCACAGCAAGCCCTAGCCATCGTCACCCCTGACCGGAACATGACCATCCAAGCACCCGTGTTCTGTATGGATCGGAAGAAGGAGGGCTGGTGAGTGACGCTCGACTTTGCCTATGCGTCTATCGTGGGGTGATCCCACGTAACCCTGACTGCGGAGAAAAGCCCGATGACTTTGACGAATAGAACGGTTGTCTATATCCAATGGGCTGACACCCATCTGTCCGAAGGTGGCTGGTTGAACATGGACGAATACGAAGATGATGGTGAATGTCTCGTAGACACCGTAGGGTTCCTCGTACCAGTCGGTGAACCAGGTTCCAAAGATAACCATGTGACCGTATGGCAAACCATTTGCAAAGAAGAAGGCATCCACGCTATACATATCCCTGTAGCGATGGTGCGCGACATGAAAGCGATTGACTTGACAGTAACCGTGTTACACCCCTAGATTAAAAATACCTGCACAAACCATAGGAGGAAAAATGCAGAACATATATACAGTCCCAAAGGAACCACACAGCAGTCAGGCGTGGTTGAACCAGCGTTTCTGGAACGAAAAGTTTGAGAAGCGGATCACCGGCTCACAAGCCGCAGCGATTCATGGTGAACACAAATACACCACCGCAGCTGACTATGCGGTAGAACTTTTGGCAGCAACACCCCCTGCGCCGAAGGAACAGAACGATGCGATGCGTCGAGGAACAATCCTTGAAGGCCCACTCATGGGTTGGGCAGGAGAAATCCTTAACGAAACCATCACCGAACCAACAGAACTGTATTGCTATGAAGAACCAGGTGTTCGCCTGTTGGCAACGATGGATGGTCGTTCACTCAGCGGAAAGTTTTACGAACTCAAAACATATAACAAGCGATGGACGGGACAACTTTCCCGAACCTGGTACTGGCAAGGAGTTCACCAAGCGATATGTACTGGTAGTAATGAGATCAACTGGATCATTTTTGATAGCGACCTCCAACTTCAGTTCCATACACAAACCGTAACTAGCGACGAAAAACAGATTCACATAGAAGCAGCCCGCAAATTTTTGGGCTTCATCGACATGGGCATGATGCCTGACGTGGCTGATCCCACCTATGACAATGCCGCTTCTCTCTATCCCGAAGGTTATGGAAACACGGTCGTATTGGGGCATGAGGTGTATGCGAGTTTAGAGCGTTTAGCACAGGCGCGTGAGCAGAAGAAGCAGGCTGAAGCTGTTGAGGAACTCATCAAGGGTGAACTGGCGATGCTGTTGCAGGACGCTGAGTATGGTGCGATTGACGGAACCCAGGTCGTATCGTGGAAGAACAGCAAACGCACATCGTTTGACACTAAGAAGTTTGAGGCCGAGCATCCTGCGTTGGCAGAAAAGTTTAAGAAAACATCAACCTTCCGCACTATGCGGATCATCGCTAAGGAGGCGAAGTAATGAAACTAGAAGAAATCATTGGCAAGTACGGCGTACCTGATCCGAAGATCGTAGGCAAACTACCTAAAGGTGGGATGCAACTTGACTTCGTAGGTCACGCAGACGTAACCAAAATGCTTATCGAGATTGACCCTGAATGGACATGGGAACCAACCGCGTTTGATGCGAACGGTCTACCGGCTTACCGTGTAGAGAACGGCATGGCACACATGGCAGGCTGGCTCACCATCCTCGGTGTACGTCGTTTGGGTGTTGGCTCAGTCATGCACAACAAACCTGACCTACTCAAAGAGCTGATCTCAGACTTCATCCGTAACGCTGCGATGCGCTTCGGTGTATGCCTCGCGTTGTGGACTAAGCAGGAATGGGAAGATGTATCACACACCCCGTCCACCCCTGTTGCTAAGACTGCGATACCTCTAAAGGATATGTCAATATCAATATCTAAGGCATCAGCAACACACAAAGATCCGTTGGTGTCGATGGACAACATCAAGCGTTTCGTGGACGCTTGCAAGGGCGCAGGGCTTGACCATGAACAGATCGCAAAGTCAGCAAAGATTGACCTCGCAGACCTGAAGGAATCACAGATGCCTGCGTTGCGTGAAGCGTTCGCCAAAGCAAAAGAGTTGGCCGCATCATTCGCTGAAGAAGATGTAGCGCAAGAAGATGAACTGCCACCAGAAATCATGGACGACTTCAACCCCAACTTCAAAAACACCGAGGAAGCAGTCGCAGCAGTAATCAATATGTTCTCTGCCGAAGAAGTGGTTGCTGAGTCAAAGAAGAACCACCCTGCCAATGGCTCGCCACAGATCAAAGAACCTGGCGCACCGGCAACAGCGAAACAGATCGGTATGTTCAGGGCGTTGGCATCAGGCAAGGGCATCGCTACTAAAGCAGAGCAACTGTCTATGGCATCAGACTCAACAGGTCGTGTCATCGAATCGTTAGAGGCTCTTACGAAGTCTGAGATTTCTGAACTCATTACCATCCTGAAGGCGTAATGCCAGTCGAACAGAACAGGAAGGATTACTGTGAGGGAAACAGAGACAAATGTACGGTTGATGGATGCCCCAAGTTCGGAACTTTGGGACGTGAAGCTCGTGACGGTAAGCGACGGGTCAAAGGATGTAACGATCCTGTTGCTCGCGGAAAACGATCACGAACTAAGGGTGATAGCAAAGCTCGACGTGCTAGGAAGAAGTTGGGTCTTAGTGCGACAGGTAATGCAGGCACTCGCCATGAAGAACATTGGGGTGGCTACTTTCGTGTCGAAGTCAAAGCGGGCGCACAGGTGGGTCCGATCGCTACTCGTTTCAACCAGGCTCGTTTACAATCTGAAGCATCAAAGTCGTTGGGTGACATACGACCTTTCGCGATGATCGCTATGCCTGATGGCAGTAGTGACGGTATCGTGTTAATGACATTGGATGAGTTTGCGGAACTGGTTTCCCTTATCTCATAAGCATTACCTAAAATTTGCTAGTCTTGGAGGACCGATGAGATCACTTGTACGGCTATTTGCCGTTGCTCTAGTAGGGACGATTACCTTCGGCAGTATGGTTCATGCTGCTGAAGCCCCTGCCAACCCTGCGAACCCGTCAGTATCGCCTCTCTCAGAGGCTTACAGAGCGTCTGACAAGGTTCTGGTGCTACCCGTTGAGGTGGTTCCAGAGGGTGTTCCGGCGGACAAATCGAAGCGTTGCCCCCAATGGGAAGGACACTTCGCAGAGTTCGGGCTACCAGTCCAAACGTTCTCATACATCGCATACAGGGAAAGCCGATGCAACCCGCTGGCTCATAACAAAACCCTGAACCGTAACGGCTCACAAGATAGGGGCATCCTTCAAATTAACTCCAGTTGGGTCACGGTCACGGCTAAAGAATGTGCTTCACAAAGAGGCGATCTGTCGGTACTGTTTAACGTACGGTGCAACCTTGCGGTAGCCCGATACTTATACAGGAACGGCGGGCTAAGGCATTGGAATCTATAGACGAATATCAAGACGACAACGAGGGAGAAGAAATGTCGGCAGCCGAAGATTATTACAGTCTCGTCAACAACCAATTCGGTTTCACTAAGCAAGCAGCGTGTCGAGGAGCAGGCCCAGACCTGTTCTTCCTAAACGAAGATGAAAAAGGTGCGAACCATATCAAGCTCGCTGAGGCACGATCTGTTTGCTTTCGTTGCAAAGTAAAAAAAGAATGTCTTGACTTTGCTATGGACAACAACATAAAGTCAGGTATCTGGGCAGGAACTACACCATTACAGAGGAAGGCGTTACGACGTGAGCATAGAAACACCAATAGAGTTTGAGTTAGAGCAATACAAGGATCGTGTTGATGCGATGCAGATGGCGAACGAACTGTTGCGCGAGGAACGTGACCGT